CTGCACGTTAGAAACTTCGATTAGTTTCTCGTACACCTGAGCGTTTGTGATCCTTACGGATGAGTTGGTTTCTTCTGCCATTAGCTATTTGACTTCTACTACCTTGACAACAGCGCCGACAGTATCAGAAATGCAGTAGATAGTATCGTCAGCGTTTGTCTGAAATACAGCGTTGTTGGTTTCGCTTAGCAGGATCCCGGTGCTTGCCGATACGTCTGAGCCGCCGACATAAGTTGCAGCGCCTTCGGTTCCGGACTGCAAGTAAACAACCTTGCTAGAAATGAATGGCCCTGACACTGCGGTTATTGAAGTGCTTACTGTTACGCCTGTTGATGTTACTGGCATTATTATTCTCCTGTTATTTCTACCCAGCTAAGGGTTGATTCATCCCAGCTATAAGGGTTGTTGTCTTCGGGTTGTGGGGTTGGGGCCTGCCATAAAGCTTCGCTATCTAGCGACCAAGAATCATAAGGCTGCGGCATAACGAAAGCGTCTAAATCTGAGTTGTAGCTGTGACCTATGCCAGCGTAGTTTTTACGAATATTGCCGCTGTAGCTAGTTTCAATCCAAGTTCCACCTAGATTTTCTACTAGCCAAGAATAGCCTTTATCTCCAGCAGGGTCGTTGCTATCTGTCACTAAAACCCTTAAGACTATGTTCTCGTTATTTATTTCTGCAAAGTATGCCATTAGACTGCCGCCGCATCTGCTGTCAAGTATCGAATAATTACAATCCCAGAACCGCCGCTGCCAGGTGTGTTATTAGAACCGCCACCACCGCCGCCTGTATTTGTTGAGCCGTTGTCCCCATTTGAATCAAAGCCGCCATCACCACCGCCGCCAATGCCGCCTGTTCCTGCGCCCTCAGCTCCGCCGCCGCCAAAACTGCTGCCTGCTCCGCCGCCAGCATAGTTGTTGCTATTCACCCAGCTTGCACCTGCGCCACCGTCTGCACCAAGGTTTGTTGAGCTTGAGCCACCAACTGCGCCTTTTCCACCGCCACCGCCAGCACCTTGCTGCTGTGGACTCGTTACGGTTTGCGTTCCGCCGTCATTTCCCTGACCGCTTGTGCCTGAACCTGCTGCGTAGTTAATTCTAGAACCACCACCGCCAGAACCGCCGTCTAAGCCACCGGCAGCCCAACCGCCACCACCGCCGCCTGTGCTAGTAAAACCTAAGCCTGATGTATTTGAACCAGAAAACCCAGAGTTGCCAGCTCTGCCACCGCCACCACCGCCGATTGTTATTGCGTAGCTATCTGCCGCCACCTCTAAAGTTGAAGCTAACATTCCACCTGCGCCGCCGCCTGTAGGTCCACCGCCACCACCGCCGCCAGCTACTACTAGATAATCAACGTTCAATACTCCCCCCTCTAGCCCAAAAGTTCCGCTAGAAGTAAAGGCACGGAAAGAGTAGTCTCCGTCTGTCGTAAGAGTTCCACCAGTTACGATAGGTAACCCGCCCGAAGCTTGCGAGTTCAGTATCCCCAATAAAATAAAGCTCATTTATGCCACCGCCGTAATGTTGCCGATTAGTCGGTACTCGTCAGTTGCCACACAAAGAAGTGTTGCGGCTGAATACTGAGCGCCTATTGTGAAGCTGCCTGATGTTGTCGAAACCTCTGCCGCCTTGATTGTTGCACCGCTTGCGGTCACTGTTAGCTCACCTGCGCCGTCTGCGATAATGTCTACCCTTGCGCCAACTGTAAAGTCGGTGCTTGCATTTACGGTTACGACAGTTGCCGAAGCAGAAGTGAACTGAAGTGTCTTGCCTTCGTCTGCTGCCGTAGTAAGTGTTCGGGCAGTCGTTGCGTCTGTGACAAAGCTTGCGATTCCTGCCGCTGCTGTAGTGGCTGCTAGGTCGACGTTTAGGGTTACATCGCCACCTGTGCCACCACCTGTTAGGGCAGTTCCGGCTACTACCGAAGTTATGTCTCCGCCACCTGCCCAAGCAGAACCGTCATAAAGTTCCAAGGCGTCAGTGTCCTGCAAGTAGCAAGCCATACCGTGAAGCGGAGAAGTAATCGAAGCGTCCCTAGCGGCAGCGTCCGCAAAGACGGAAATTACTTGATCGCCAAGGTAGGTGTTTACATCCGCTGCTGCGAGAACATCCCCGGCAGTCCAAACTTTTCTAGGCAATTATTACTCCTTATTAGAACGCCAAGGCGTTTCCACTATCTAGCTTACCAAACTGAGTGTCGTCCAAGACGAACAGACTAAAGGCGAGTGTCGCAAAGCCTAGTGACAAGACGTGGTTTACAGTGTCGACCGAGTGGTCAATCCTGATTATCTCTGCATACTTTGATATTGCCGGAGCAATTTCGTTCGGCGTGAACTTGATTTGTATTACGTCGTTTAGTTCTAGTGCAAGCGCTGCTGCCTGCTGCCCTGTCGTTCTCTGGTCGAGGATTATGTCGATTGAGTTGAACCGATACTCTGGCTCCTTGAATTTGTTGGCATAGAACTTTGACATTTCGACAAGCACGGCGTCGTCGTTTACAAGCAGCCCTGTTTGATTCAGCGAAAAGACTCCGAAGTCGTTTATCGAATCTGCCGCCTGAGCGATTGCCTGAGTGCCTGTAATTGCCGAAGTCAGTGCAATGTCATTGTGTAGATTCTCCGAGCCATATTCAACGACAATGTTTGCGTAAGGTATTCCAGTGCCATCGTCTGCAAGGACAAGTCCGTCGGAAGCGGCAGGCGTTCGTCGGTCACGGAATACAACCGAGCCTGACTTTGAGATAAAGAACGCACCGGGTTCTGACTTCTCTATTGTTCGGAAGTATGCAAGTGCGTTTGTGTTCTCAGGGATTACATCGGCCCCAAGTTCCATCGCTCCTGTTTCAATGTCTCGCTGGTTGAGAGGCCAGTCAATCCCCTCTAAGGAAAGAATTGTCTTTATCCTGTCGCCTGAAAGTTGAACCTCGTTTGTTCTTGGTGGTAAGAACTGAGTCGCAAAAGATGAGGTTGCGTCCGAGCAGGCTGCCGAGGCGCTGCTGTCCCCGTCTGGATTATACAAAAGGTTCCAGTCGTCAATGAGTCCAAAGAACTGCAAGATCCCTCCGGAGCTTATTCGGATTTGGCGCTTAGGGATAATCTGCCCGTAGTAAGGCGAGGATGGAAACTCAGGGTCAAAAGTCCGGTCGTTGTTATTAAATACAACGTTCGCAAGACCTTGGTCAAACTGGTCGAGCTGTCGGTTTTTGCCACGCTGAATCGAGATGCTTCTCACCTTGGAGGTCACATCATAGAAAAGCGTTCCTCCAAGTAGCCAGTCAGTGTTGTCTAGCTTGCCTCTGACTGCATTGTCTAGCACGAAGAACGGGCCTCGCCCGGTGTCTGTTAGGTCGAAGCCAATCTCGACTAGCGGTGTTGGGACTGCCACTAGACAGGACTCACGATAACTTGTCCGCCACCTGTTACATATTTAGTTAGCGTGTTACCCAAAGACTTTCCAACCATCGCTAGAGACTGCGAGCTGTCCGTCTTGACGTTGATGTTGATTACGGTTCCGACAGCAGCCTCGGCGCTTACTCCTCCGAGGGTGTTTCTTTGCGATGTAAATCCAGCCAAGCTGCCTAGCGCCGATTGCCTCTGAGCAGCGCTAGTCGAAGCTAAGTTTGCATAAGCGCTTGCTCCTGCAATTCTGTCGTCGAGGTAAGTAAGAACCCCTGCAACGTCGCTAGCTGAGTCAATGGCAATTCCTGCTGCGTTTCGTAGTTCTTTAGATGCAGCGACAACCGAGCCTGCCATTGAACCGCCCGGCATTGTTGCGGCTTTCAGCGACTCGTCAAAAGCAAAGTCTTTTATGTTCTGAAGCTTGGCTAAGAATTGGTCAAGGGTCTTTCCTAGTCCACCGAACATCCCGTCCATATCGTCTATCTGTTCTTGCAACTCAGTACTAATTTCCGCAACAGAGTCATAGAGGGCTGTAGCAGCCTCCTCAAGGGCTTTAGCAAGCGTCGCTTGTTGTTCTATCAGTGCGTCGCTTAAATCGCTTTGAGTGGTCGCATAGAGCTGCTCTAACGCAGCAGTCGCCAAACCTTGCTTCTCGTAGATTTCAGCAGCTAAGGAGTCCATCCCAGTTGCCGACTCAGTTTCTAGTGCTTCAAATAATGCTCGGAGGTTTTCTTGTGTCTCAGGAGTTGACTCAAGGATTGCACCTGCAAGCTCGTTTCCTGTCTCGACTCCTGCTGAAACTATCTGCTCGATAAATGTTTGTGTAAAGCCCTGCGACGCTAGATCGGCAGACTTAGACAGCAGTCCCTTAGAGGCGTCCAGCTTGGCAGTCATTGAGCTAATA